CAACGCTACTACCAAGCATTCAAGGAAAAGTACGCCAGTGTTACCGAGTGGCACGACAAACTACAGAAAGATGCTGTGGAAAAGAAGAAGATCATTCTTCCGTCTGGTCGTGAGTACCATTTCCCTGACACCAAATGGACTAAGTGGGGCACTGCGACAAACCGTACCGCTATCTGCAATTACCCCGTACAGGGCTTTGCTACAGGTGATTTGCTACCCTGTGCGTTGATTGAGCTTAACAGATTGATTAAACAGCACAAACTTAACAGCGTCATCTGCAATACGGTACACGACAGTATTGTCATGGACGTGTACCCCAGTGAAGAAGACCTGTGCATAAAATTAATGCGTGAGGCTATGTTATCGATTCCCCGTGAGACTTCAAGACGTTACGGTGTTGAGTACGACATGCCCATCGACATTGAATTAAAAATAGGTAAAAATTGGCTTGACACGACTGTCGTCAACCCTTAATATGGTAAGGCTAACAAGTCATAGAAAGGAATACATTATGACTGACTTAATGAAAATCGATGATATCAATCTAGAAAATCTTGATGAAGAAGCGCTTATGGCTCTCACAGGCCAAGCCTATGGCCCAAAGACTGGTTCGTCTTCTGGGCTTGCTCGTCTCAGCATCAATTACGAAGCTGAAGACGATCAGGGCAATACACTGCCTCGTGGTGCATGGCGCGTTATGCTTGACGGTGGGTTTGTTTATGCAGATAAGCTGAACTTCCGCCCATTTGCTCGCATGTACACCTACAGCTTATACGACTCAGAGGAAGGCCGTTTCATCAGCCAGTCCATCCAGAGTCAGAGCTTGGGTGATCGTTTCCCAGACAGTACAGGTACCGAGCGCTGTGGTCGTCTCAACAAAGACGAAGCAGATAGCTTAGACCCGTCTGACCCTCGCGTGTTGATCAGTCAGCAGGTTGTTTGTAACCTCGTCCTGTACGGAGTTGTAAGCGGAACTGCCAAGAATGGCACGGGCGAAGAAGTAACACTCGATAATACCCCTGTTGTTGCGTACTTCAAGAAGTCAGGTTTCCGCCCATCGCGTGAAGCTATTGATGGAATTACCCGTCAGAAGAAACTGATGCAGAAAACCGTCTTTGAGATCGGTACTAAGAAGAATAAAGCAGGATCAGTGACCTACTGGACACCAACCTTTGCACAGGTTGATTATCTGTCAGATCTTTCTGCAGATGACATGGAAACTATCAAGAAGTTCATTGAGACTGTTAAGTCACAGAATGAAAGAATCCTTGAGAACTTTCGTGACGCTACGAAACTAGCAGATGACGCCATTGACGTTTCTCTAGAGGCGGAGCTTGACGATGCTGACGCTGCCTAGTGTACAGCTAGTCTTAGAGCAAGCGGCGAGGGGGGGAGTCAATCTCCCCCAAACCGTTCGTGACGAATTTGTTGAGGCTTGTGCAACAGCTATCGACAAGCAATTCTCTCGTCGCGGTGAACCAACCATACGTATGTCAGGATTAGGCCGTCCGCTTTGCCAACAGCAGATGCAGTTGAGTGGCAAAGAAGAGGTCATGGACTACAGCACGTTTATGAAATTCATATTCGGAGATCTGATTGAAGCAATAGCTATAATGTCTTTGCGCCTTTCTGGTGCCAACATCATTGATATACAGAAACCAGTGGAGTTGAATCTTGGAGAGGACATTATTATCAAGGGTACGCTCGATCTTATCATGGATGATGGGACGGGGCCGAAAGTATGGGACATCAAGTCGGCATCTGATTTCGCTTTTAACCATAAATTCGGTTCTTTCGGCGGGTACGAAAAGATCAAAGCGGATGATGCGTTTGGGTACATTATGCAAGGTTATTTGTACGCTACTGCTGTTGATCTTCCTTTTGGTGGTTGGATTGTCGTAAACAAAAACAGCGGTGAGTGGACTATCTGTGAAGTACCTGAAGATCAGGAAGCTGATCGCAAGGCGTACATGAAAGATGCCCTATCACGAGCCAAGTACCTTCTGTCTAACCCTGAGTTTACTCGTGGATTCAAGGATGAGCGCGAGATGCACAAGGGAAAGCCTACAGGTAATCGAGTAATGTGTACATCGTGTTCCTTCTGTGGATTCAAGAATGAATGCTGGCCTGATGCGGTGTACGCCCCCAAAGCTACATCAAGAGCACAGTCTCGTCCGGGGGCTTGGTACACTAAACATAAAGTAGAAAGCGTTGTATGAGTCTACTCTTTTATACTCATTTTAAACCATCTGACGTAGAGCTAAACCCCAATGTGTTCTATGCTTATGTAGAGTCTTCTACTGAGAAGGGGGGCACACCTGATGTTGTGTATCTTCGGAATCACAGTAAAGGGTTGCCCCTTACTCTTCTTGAGCTGTACTTACCAGAGGGTCTGTGCTCACACCTTAACGGCGACACGTACGAGCGGGATGTTCGTAGGATTGAGCGCCAATTCCAGATAATAAATTTTGTCTTAAACAATAACGGGATTGTATGCCTACCAACTCAAAAGATACAAGAGCAGATTACATATTTAGAAAGGTCGTCCCCAAAGATGGCAGGATACGTGTTAAAGCGATTAGACCTACTGCTGAACAATTTCTCGCCCATATCGCTGGAGATTCCGACTTGAGTTCACACAGACACAAATTCAGATCAGACTTCGAGTTGGGCCTCGCTAGGAAACTTGCTGAGGCCCAAGTTAACTATGAGTACGAAACACATAAAGTACCGTATCAGCCGAAGATAAAGAACTACACGCCTGACTTCTGGTTCCCCGAGTACGGATTCTTTGTTGAGGCGAAAGGAAAGTTTGATACTGCAGATCGCGCAAAACACCTCTTGATCAAGAAACAGAATCCTGATATAGATATACGATTCGTGTTTATGAGAGCGCGTAACAAAATTAGAAAGGGCAGTAAGACGACCTATGCCATGTGGTGCGAGAAGCACGGTTTCATGTGGGCAGAAGGTAGCGTACCTGTTGAGTGGTTTAATGAAAGATGAATTTGAAATGGCAATCGAGATGGAGCGTGCTACTCTACTCCCTGATCGGTACTACATGGTCGTACGTCCTACAGGTGAAGAGACGTTTGCAGTAACTCTGTACGATACAACAGAGGGTAAGCTAGATGAGGAAGGATACCCGCATCCTGCTGAGATTGTTATGCAGGGACTTCTTGCAATGCTCAATACAGACGTAGAGAATGTGTTTGCATACGGAGCTGCCGCTGTTGAGTTTGACAAGTTTAAGAGGACTGCAACCGAAGAGGCAGGTCTCTCTTTTGAAGCAGGCGACGATAACATTATTCGTGTTAACTTTGGTCCGAAACAATGAGCGACCCTGTAAACAAACCCTCACACTACAATCAATCAGGAATCGAGTGTATCGATGCAATTGAGGCTGCTCTTGGTGACGGTTTCATCAACTACCTACAAGGCAATGTCATGAAGTACCTTTGGCGTTGGCAGTATAAAAATGGGCTTGAGGATTTACGTAAAGCTCAGTGGTACCTAACTAAACTAATCGAAATCGAAGAAAAGAAAGAGGAGGCATAATGTCATGATATCTAATCGATTACCAACCGTCTACCAACAATTCATCCATAAGTCGCGCTACGCTCGATGGCTACCTGAACAGAACCGCCGTGAGACGTGGGAAGAAACCGTTGCTCGGTACTTCAACTTTATGGAGAAGCATCTGCTGGACAACCATAATTATAAACTGAATAAAAAGTTCCGAGAAGAGTTGGAGGAGGCTGTTCTTAATCTTGATATCATGCCGTCTATGCGTTGCCTGATGACTGCAGGCCCCGCCCTTGAGCGTGACAATATCGTCGGATACAACTGTTCGTACGTACCTGTTGACAGCCCTCGTGCATTCGATGAGTGCATGTACATCTTGATGTGCGGTACGGGTGTAGGATTCTCTGTTGAGGAGTCTAACGTCGGTAGGCTACCTATCGTTAACGAACACTTTGAAAAGTCTCCCACTGTCGTACACGTTGCGGACAGCCGCAGCGGATGGGCACGTTCATACCGCGAGCTTATCTCTCTTTTGTACGCAGGACAGATACCTTCTATCGACGTATCAGCCGTACGTCCTGCAGGTGAGCGCTTGAAGACTATGGGAGGTCGTGCATCGGGCCCTGAACCTCTCCTAGAGCTATGTGACTTTACGATCAACATTTTCAAGAAAGCGGCGGGTCGTCGTCTTTCTGCTCTTGAGTGCCACGACATCATGTGCAAGATCGGTGAGATTGTTGTGGTAGGCGGTGTACGTCGTTCTGCCCTTATCAGTCTATCTGATCTATCGAACCGTGAGATGGCACACGCCAAAGCGGGCATGTGGTGGGAGGACAACGGACAACGTGCCCTCGCCAATAACTCTGTCTCGTACTCGAAACGCCCAGACATCGGTACGTTCATGAAAGAGTGGCTCTCTCTGTACGATAGTAAGAGCGGAGAGCGTGGCATCTTCAATAGAGACGCCGCCCGTCAGAAAGTACTTGAGAATGGTCGCCGTGACGGGGATCACGAGTTCGGGTGCAACCCCTGTTCAGAGATTATCCTTCGTCCGTACCAGTTCTGTAACCTATCAGAAGTGGTCGTACGCGCTACAGATACTCTTGAGACTCTTACGCATAAGGTACGTCTTGCAACAACTCTCGGTACGTTTCAGTCTACGCTGACAAACTTCAAGTACCTACGTAAAGTGTGGGAGAACAACACAGCAGAAGAGCGTCTTCTCGGGGTTTCACTCACGGGTATTATGGACCATTCTGTACTATCTAAGACGGTAGATTCACATCGCTGGTTGGTTAAGATGCGCCAAGCCGCTGTGACCCAGAATGCGTACGTGGCAGAGCAGATCGGTATTAACCCATCCACAGCCATTACGTGTGTCAAGCCATCAGGTACTGTGTCCCAGTTAACAGACTCTGCTAGTGGTATTCACGCCCGTCACAACCCCTATTATGTACGTACTGTACGCGGAGATAACAAAGATCCGCTCACACAGTTCTTGATTAACAAGGGCGTACCTAATGAGCCTGACGTTATGAAGCCTGACAATACGACTGTGTTTAGCTTCATCACACGTTCTCCAGAAGGCGCTACATGCCGTAATGACATGACAGCTATCGAACAACTTGAGCTGTGGAAAGTGTACGCTATGCACTGGTGCGAGCACAAACCGTCCGTGACGATCAGTGTCAAAGAGCACGAGTGGCTCGAGGTTGGTGCTTGGGTGTACGAGCATTTCGATCTGGTTAGCGGTATCTCGTTCTTGCCCTTCAGCGATCACACGTACAAGCAAGCTCCGTACCAAGATATCACAAAAGAAGAGTATGACGGCAAGTTCCAAAGAATAGAAACCCCTGAAGGCAACATAATTAATGTTGACATGACCATGCCAAAGGATATAGATTGGATGGATATGGGGCAGTTCGAGACACACGACACAACTAACGGTAATCGTGAATTGGCTTGTTCTGCAGGTGCCTGTGAGATTGTTGACATAGTTGCGGCGGAATAAATACGATGATGAAAGTCGATGGCTTTGATGATGCTATAATTGGACTAGGGTGCCGTTGTGGTGCCCCCAACATCCTCGTGTACGATTCATCAAAGTGCATCGACATTCTCGTCCAAGAGCACGGAATGAATACGGTTGATGCTCTCGAGTACTTCGAGTACAACATACTTGGTGCGTATGTCGGAGAAGGCACCCCTGTATTTGTGTATCCCGATTACATAGAGGCATTAGAAGATGATAGCGATTGATATTACAGAAGACATACTTGTAGAAGCTGGCAAACGGGCATCCAACATGCCAATACTTGCAGGTAGCATAACAAACGGTCAGAGCAACACGCTTGGTTCCGTCGGTGAAGTACTTGTACAGCGAGTACTTAACGCCGAATTCTCCAATACCTATCACTACGATCTCGTACATGATGGGCGTCGTATCGACGTTAAGACTAAGCGGTGTGACAGCATCCCTCAAGGGCATTACGACTGTTCTGTCGCGGCACACGGCTCAGATCAAGACTGCGACGATTACGTCTTTGTACGTGTACTTCATAACATGCGTCGTGCATGGATACTAGGTTTAATAGAGAAGTCCGAGTTCTACACCAAAGCTACTCGCTACACTCGTGGCGATGTAGACCCGTCGAACGGTTTCATATTCCGTGCCGACTGCTACAACCTTCCCATTAACCAGCTTAAAAAGATTGAGGCATGAAACAAAAACCAACAACAAAGATAGATGCACTGTTTACTCTTCAGTGCGGCCTAACGAGAAACGGGGATGTTAAACTTGAAATGGATTATGTAGATCCTGATCTGTTTACAGAAACTATGAAGCAGGAAGCTCCAGACTTTGATGGTACCTTCCAGATTGCATCCTTATTACGCTACCTGAAAACAGCGGGCAGTGAAGTCATGGAGAAGGCGTATGGGTACGTCCAAACCTAAGATCGAACTTGAAGAAGTACAGCTTGAGCTACCTTTTGACATGCCGCATATACCGCTCGACCCTAAAAATCGTGTGTGGTACTACGATGGGTACGGATTAAAGCGCCGCATAGACAACGACAAACCTTACGAGGAATAGACCATTTATGAGATACAATCACTGGTTCTGGCACAGCGTCCCGATTACACTATTGAGTAAGTACTCGGGCAAGTTACATGCTTGGTTGTGGTACAAACGCTTCGGTAGAAAATAAAAAAACCCCATCCCATAAAACTAAAGGGCGCCAGTAAGACTAGCGCCCTTTCGTCGGCCGGGAAAAGCCCAACCCTTTAAGTTTTTATAGAAGTTTAGATCTTTTGTGGCATCACCATATTCGCAGCGGCGGTCATTGGTGCGGGCGCTGACATTTCAGTCGAGTTTTTTGCCATACCACCTGCCATCATTTTCTTTTTCTTGCCTTTACTTGTAGTTCCGCCGTACATCATGGGTTTACGGGCGGTGCCGCCGTAGCGCATACCCTTTGGTCCGTTGTAGTAACTTTTCATTTTATTGTGCTCCTTGTTGCATGTTCTGTTGATTAGTCATTTTACGTTTCTTAAATTGTTCCCAGCCAGCAAAGTTCTGGAAGTTCATTACAGGAATAGCTGAGGGTGCTCTCAATGCTCCGCTAATGTCACGTCGAGTTGTTTGTGGTCCTGACAGTATGTCATTGGTACCTCTGTCAGCGTGATACATTTGACGTACCAGACCAGATACCATGTGCTCTTGAATAAGATCGAGCTGTTCTTTACTAGGCTCTCCACCCTTGATAGCCAAATCCATAACAGCTTTAGCTACTTTTGGGTTAGAGATCATATCGACCATAGCGTTGTACGACATGTTCATACTGTTACGGAATGCCACCTCAAGAATAAGAAGACGGGGGCTGATCGTGTGACGTGATACCTGCCAAACTTTGTTGATCATACCGTACCAGCTAACAGCCGTAGGTTTATTACCTACTGTTGGAAGATCAACACGGTCTTCTCCATATCTATATGCTTGTTTCAATCCTGTTTGAATTACACGCAGACCTTCTAATCTTTGCGGATCAAGATCTTCCATTGCCCGTACAAAGTCTTGATTATCGAGAAGTGCATTCAACTTAACAAGATCGATGGATCTTCCACGAGTACCGTCCACTGCAATTTCTTTAAGTGCTTCCCGAGAAAGTACCTCTGACATTGCAGCTCTAAATGCAGGTAAAGCCTCTTGACCTTTAGAAGCAACAAGGTCTGTCTCCATCCGTTTAACGAGACTAAATCCATTAGATGCTAGAACAGAGAATGCTGTCTGACCTCGAGCTTGTTCTGTTCCCAAGCTACCGAGAGCTTCATTAACTACTTTCTGAATAGCTTTGAATGATTCTTCTCGTAATTTTTCTTCTGGATCAAACTGTACGCTTGTCTTAAATTTTCCGGCTTCTGTTTCTAGTAAGTCGGATGCCTCATCAAGCATCTTACGTACTGCAGGTATATCCTGTATGTTTTCGAGTGATGCAAAATCAAACAGATCATTTTCATCTAGAAGACGAGTATTAGAATTAACGTACTGTACCCTTTCCGTACCGTCGTCTAGGGTTGTTACTACTTTATTTTTAAGCCGTATATTTAGCAATGGGCGTATGGTTTGGGCGTAATTGTTATTTGCCTTTTCCCATGATGCTCCACTAGATATCTTAGTAATATTCTCGATACCTTCCAGCGTAACATTAGCACCAAGAGGCAGCTTATTGATATTAGCTTGATTTGTTAGCCATTTGCCTGCATTTGACTGTAGGTACAGATTTGATGTGTAACCTTGTATAATTTTTGCCACTGTGTTGGCACCCTCTGAGCCTGCAACAAGTACGTACTCACCAGATTCAGGATCTAGTTCACCGTATATTCTAGCAAAGAATGGAGCAACTTCTGTGTCAACAATCCTCTGTACTTCATTCGGGTTGAGATTTTTTACTTTGCTTGCAGACAAAGGTTTTGTTACTTTATCAAGAAGTCTAGATGCCGCTTTATTGCGTTCTGCATCTGTTTTGGATGTAACGACATCATGGATTAGAGACCCTACTTCATCGTCCTTGTTATATCCAAATCTCTCATAGAAAGTCCTAGATTCCTTCCGAGCATTCCCGACAGAGTTTCTGGCATCTTCTGGTGCAAGAGATGGAGATCCAAACATATCATCCACTAAGGAGAACTGAAGTGCAGTATCAACCTCTTCTCGTGCGCCCTTGAGGATAGAAGAATAACCTCTGTCCCCCCTATTTTTATATGAAGCACTTGTGAAAAACTTAGTTATCTCATCAGCTTCCAAAACATTAAATGGAAGTGTCATGCTATCTGCAAAGATCCTAGCGTCATCTACACTTGTTATTCCAATATTACGAATAGCAGGAACATCTGCTACCGCCGCTATGTCGTCCGCAGAAGCTGTAGCCAAGAAATTCTCTAACCACATCCACGCCGCTATTGGGCTATTTCCGTCAACCACATCGTCCCGCATTCTGCTACCTTCTGGCAGTGCATCGTACACAGATGCCATCAACTCAGAAAATTCACGAGGATCTTGAATACCTGTATAGGTGTTTGATAAGAACCGTTCTGCGGCGTTATTCGCTATACCTAAAAACTCACGCTTCTTGGGGTCTTTGTATCTTAAGGAGACAGCCCTCTTTAAAAGGCTAGATTCCATCATGTCTGTTTCGCTGAGTACTTCTCCGTATAGTGCATGGAACGACTGATTGCCGCGAGCTAACCGCATAATAGTAGGTGCCAAGTTCACCAAGTACTCTTGTCCCGTGTCGGGGTTCTTAGAGTTAAGAGCTATCTTGTCATAATTACCGCGCATAACAGCTTTAGCACCTTCATGCACACTCACAAGAGAAGAAACAACAGTGTCACCAAGTACTTCTTCATCCCCAAGAGTTGCAATACTCGTCATACGGTCGATCTGCCCCTGAATAAACGCATTAATCTGCGCGTTGAGTGCATCTTGTTCTTTTAGCTTTGCTGTTAGGTCGGCGGCTGTTTTAGGATCACCGTACTTTCCGTCAAGTAAACTGTCTGTCAACTGCTGATACAGACGTACCAAATCAGATGCAGCAAAGTCTGTACCTTCACCGCCTGTACGCATCAATTCAAGGACACGATTGTGCACTTCCGTAATGTACTCTATTTTTGCTTGTTTGTCGGTAGCGGTATTCTGAAGCTCATCTGCAGCCATATTCCGCAAACCAGACAAGAATGATACCGTTTCCTCATCTAGCTGATCGGAGTACTTAAGAAGCTCGTCTGCTATAGGCATCATCTTGTTAGCAAAGTTAGAGCGATTAACTAGCAATTGTTCTTGTAACTTGAGGATGTTTGGAATGTCTTTGATTTCTGATACAGATATTGATTGCCGAAGCATTTCGTCCATTTGAATCATCAAAGGACTCATTAGAATATCACCCATAACAAGGGGGACATCATCTTCAGATATTACTTGAATTCCGAGACGCGCTTGAAGAGCAAGGATGTTGTCCATCATAGCCCGTTTTTGTTGAGCATTTCTTTGAAACTCTTCTTTCATCTCTACAGGTAGCCCATTTATGTAGCTACTGTATATGGACTGAGCTGCAGAAGATTCGGCAGACCGCATAGTACGAGATGCTTCTCTCCACGTTTGTCCTGTTGCAAGTCTACCAAGAGTCGCAGAGTTCTGTTGATCGGTAAGCCAGCTTACAGCATCAGTAAGAGCTATACCAAAATCTGCACCTACCTTAGTCGTTACTTTTAATAGGGTTGGTCCAAAGAGTACACCGCCGATACCCCCTGCAAATTCGTAGTACCCATTACCTTTTACTTCGTCATCAAAGTACTCGGCAGCGTAAGCTCCAGCAGCAACACCAAAGGTAGCGGCAACTTCTTCTCCATAAAACCTAAGAGCAGACGTTTCATACGGCCCAAAACCTTCTTCAATTATCAGCTTTAAATTTTTTTGAATGTACTGGGAGGCGGCCCGTGTTCCTTGTGCGACGTTTGTGCTGGAGCGCCAATCCTCTAAGGATTGTTTTATTTCAGCACGAAGCTG